TGCCGGTCCATGCTCTCCCGATTCACGGCCGGTGACCTGTTCGAGGTCACGACCACGCTGGCGGATTACCCCGCCGGCGAGGGCTGGGCGCTCACCTATCGGCTGATTCCGCGCGACGGCACCGGCGCGGCGATCCAGATCGACTGCTCGGCCAGCGGCGACGACCACGTCGCCAGCCAGACCACCACGGCCACCTCGGCCTGGCAGCCCGGCGAGTACTCCTGGGTCAGCTACGTCACGCTGGGCGCCGCCCGGCACACCGTCGATCGCGGCCAGATCACGATCGCGCCGAACGCGGCCGCGCTCACCGCGGCGTCCGACCTGCGCACCGAGAACGAGATCGCGCTGGCCGACGCGCTGAAGGCGCTGCGCGAGTGGAACCCGACCAGGAAGCGCTTCCGCATCGGTGAGCGCGAGGTCGAGTTCAACAGCAGCGCGGAGATCCTGACGAAGATCAGCATCCTGCGCACCGAGGTTCGGCGCGAGCAGGCGGCCGCCAGCGGCCAGGTGTTCACGAACGGCCGCCGGCGCATCCTCGTCCGGCTGGGGCGCGCATGAGCACGGTGCGCAGCATCGCCAAGCGCCTCGGCCAGTGGCTGGTGGCCCAGGGGCCGAGGAAAACCAGCCGCCGCAGCTATGCCTCGGCTCGCAGCACGCGCGGCACGGGGGGCTTCGGCGGCTCGAACACCAGCGCTGACGCCGAGCTGCTCACCGGCCTCACCGCGCTGCGCTCGCGCTCGCGCCAGATGGTGCGCGATTCGGCCTACGCCAAGCGCGCGAAGGCCGTGATCGTCAACAACGTCATCGGCGGCGGTGTCGGGTTGCAGGCCCAGGTGAAGGGCACGCGCGACACGCTGCGGGCGGACGTCAACACGCAGATCGAAGAAGCGTTCTGCGCCTGGAGCGAGCCGGCCAGCTGCCACACCGGCGGCGCGCTGCACTTCCACGACCTGGAGCGCGCGGCCCTCGGCCAGGTGTTCGAGGCCGGCGAGGTCTTCATCCGCAAGCACTACAGCGCCATGGGCGAAAGCCCGGTGCCGCTCACGCTGGAGCTGATCGAGGCCGAGCGTCTGTCCGACGGCCTGGTCGAGCCGGGCTCCAGCACTACCGGCAACGAGATCCGCATGGGCGTCGAGGTCGATAAGTTCGGCCGCGCCGTCGCCTACTGGATCCGGCCGCGGCACCCGGGCGACGTGCGTCTCCGCGGCGGTGGCCCGCTTGACATGTACGAGCGCGTCCCGGCCGAGCACGTGTTCCACCTGCGAGTCGTCGACCGCTGGCCGCAGACCCGCGGCGAGCCGTGGATGCACACCGCCGTCCGCAAGCTCGACGAGCTCAACGAGTACACCAGCCTCGAGGTGCAGGCCGCGCGCGGCAGTGCAGCCTACTTCGCCACCATCACCACGCCCGACCCCGAGTCGCCGTCGCTGCAGACGGACGATACCGAGGACGACAAGCCGGTGATGGACCTGGAGCCGCTGACGATCCAGGAGCTAGCGCCGGGTGAGGAGCTGCAGTTCCACACCCCGAACCGGCCGAACACCGCGCTCGACCCGTTCATGCGCGCCATGCTGCGCGAGGTGGCCGCGGGCATCGGCGTCAGCTATTCCAGCCTGAGCCGCGACTACAGCCAGGGCACGTATTCCAGCGAGCGCCAGGCCATGCTCGAGGACCGCGACCACTGGAAGTCGCTGCAGCTCTGGTGGATCCGCAACTTCCGCCACCCGCTGCACAAGGCCTGGCTGCGCCAGGCCGTGCTGGCCCGCGCGGTGCAGTCCATCCGCATCGACGAGTACGCGCTCAACACAGCCAAGTTCGAGGCCGTGCGCTTCAAGCCGCGCGGCTGGTCGTGGATCGACCCGACCAGGGAAGTCACGGCCTACAAGGAGGCGATCCGCGGCGGCCTGACGTCGCTGTCCAGCGTCATCGCCGCGACGGCCGACGGCCGCGACATCGAAGACGTGATCGAGGAGATCAAGCGCGACCACGATCTCCTCGAGGCCGCCGGCGTCACCGTCGACACGGTCGTCGAGGCCGCAATGCCTGCGCCGGCGCCGCAGCCGGTCGCCGCCGATCCATCGAGCCCGGATCCGTCCGGGGACCCATCCACCACCGACACGGCGCCTGCACCAGCGCGCGTCGTGCCGATGCGAGGGCGTGCATGACCACCGAGATCCACACCCGCGACGCCGCGACGATGAAGCTGCCGCGCCTGGCGCGAGACTTCCAGGGCGGCGACGTCGTCATCACCCGCGCCGCCGCCGATCAGCCGGCGCGGCTGGAGTTCACGCTCTCCAGCGAACAGCCCGTCGAGCGCTGGTTCGGCACCGAGGTGCTCAGCCACGCCGCCGACGCCGTCGACCTGAGCCGCGCCGAGGCGCGCGCGATGCCGCTGCTGTTCAACCACGACTGGAACGACCCGATCGGGATGGTCGAGACGCTGCGCCTGGCCGATGGCCGCACGAAGGCGGCCGCCGTGCTGTTCGACACGGCGCGGGCCCGCGAGGTCGGCCAGATGATCGACGGCGGCCTGCGCAACGTCTCGGTCGGCTACGAGATCCTGCAGATGACCGAGGACACGAAGCGCAACGTGTTCACGGCCACGCGGTGGCAGCCGCTCGAGGCCTCCATCGTCACCGTTCCCGCCGACATCACCGTCGGCGTCGGCCGCTCGGCCGAAGAAGGCGCGCGCGACGTGCGCGTGCTGCGTATCGCCCCCCAACCCGCCGCGCCTGCGGCACCCAAGGAGAAAGCCACCATGGCCGACACCAACCCCGCCGCGGGCACGAACGCGGACATCACGAACCTCGACCCCCTGCAGGTCGAGAAGGACCGCCGCGAGGCCATCGCCGCGCTGTGCCGCTCCAGCAACATCGACGGCCGCATCGAGGATCAGTGGGTGCGCAGCGGCGCCCGCCTCGAGGACGTGGCGAAGGAGATCCTGAAGGTCGTGGAAGAGCGCGGCAAGGCCCGCCCGACCGCGATGTCGGACCTCGGCCTCAGCCGCAACGAGGTCCAGCGCTTCTCGCTGTTCCGCGCGATCCGCGCGATGCGCACGCCGACCCCCGAGAACCGCAACGCCGCGGCCTACGAGCTCGAGTGCTCGCGGGCGCTGGCCGAGCGCATGCAACGCGGCGACAGCGGCTCGATCTTCATCCCTGGTGAAATCCTGCGCCGCCCCCTGGGTCAGGAGGCCGCCGGCCGCGCGATGGCAACCTCGCCCGGCAGCAAGGGCGGCTACATGGTGAACGTCCAGGAGATGGGCTTCATCGACCTCCTGCGCAACCGATCGGTCGCGCTGGCGATGGGTGCCCGGCAGCTGCCCGGCCTGGTCGGCAACGCGGTGTTCCCGCGCCAGACCGGCAAGGCCACGGTCACCTGGCAGGGCGGTGAAGGCACGAGCATCACGGCCACCGACCAGGCGCTGGGCCAGCTCTCGATGACGCCGAAGACGGCCATCGCCATCACCGACGTGTCGGAGCAGCTCCTGCGCCAGGCCACGCCCAGCGCCGAGGCCTTCGTCATGGCCGACCTGGCCCGCGACATCGCCATCGACGGTGTCGACAACGCGGTCATCAACGGCGCGGGCGGTGCGGCGCCGCTGGGCATCAAGAACACCACCGGCGTCACCACCGGCCAGGATGCCAGCTCGGCCACCTACGCCAAGATCCTGGCGTTCGTGTCCACCGCCGGCGCGGCCAACGCGATCCGCGGCAACCCGGGCTTCGTCACCAACACGGCCGGCGCCGCGAAGCTGATGCAGGTGCAGCGCTTCACCAGCACCGACACGCCGGTCTGGACGGGCAACATGCTCGACGGCCAGCTGGTGGGCTTCAACGCGATGTCCAGCGAGCAGTTGGCCTCGGGCAACCTGATTTTCGGCTCGTGGGACGAGGTCGTCATCGGCGACTGGGGCGTGCTCGAGCTGGCCATGGACAACGGCGGCACGCGCTTCAACCAGGCGCAGGTCGGCATCCGCGCGATGTGGATGGTCGACGTGCTGGTCCGCTACCCGCAGGCCTTCGTCGTCTCGACGAACCTGAGCTGATCGCCGTGCCCACCTTCCGCGCCACGCGTGGAGTCTGCATCGGCGTCGACCGCCATCTGGCGGTCGGCGACGAGGCAGAGCTCGACGGCTCCACGGCGCAATTCCTCCAGTCCATCGGGGCCGTGGAGCCCGTCCCCGACAAGCCCGCAACGCCTCCGGCCGCCGCGCCGGCGGCGACCGACACCACCCCCGCGCCGGCCAAGGCCGGCAAGAAGGAGAGCTGACCATGATGCTCAACCAGGCATCCGCCGCCACCGCCACCTCGCTCATCGACGCGGTGTCCGCCGCCAATACCGCGGCCGCCACCAGCGGCAGCGGCAAGTGGCTCGACGTGCGCCCCTACGAGGGCGAGATCATGGTCGTGCTGCAACTCGGCGCCGTCACCGGCACCATCGCCGGCAAGCTGCAGTCCGCCACCGATGCCAACGGCACCGGCGCGGCTGACATCACCGGCGCCACCTTCGGGACCACCGCGGCGAACAGCACGACGAAGATCGTCGTGGACCCGAAGGCCGTCACCGGCGGCTTCCTGGGCTTCGTCGGCACGATCGTCACGGGGCCGTCGCTGGTTTCCGTGACCGCCCACGGCAAGAAGAAGATCGTCTGACGCCGAGCGCGCGATGCAGGCCCTCGACGATGTGAGCATCTTCTTCGGCGACGAGTTCGCCGAGGAGGTGCTCGTCGACGGCCTGCTCGTGCGGGGCATCTACAGCATCAGCGACGAGGTCGTGCTCGACGAGGTCGTCGTCGAGGCGCCCACGCTGCGGGTGCCGGCCAGCGTCATCGCCGCGATCGGCAACACCTGCCGCATCCGCGGCAACGCGTTCCGCGTGCGCCAGGTGCTGGACATGCCGCCCGACGGCGCGATCCGGCGCCTGGTGCTGGCGAGGGTTGGCTGATGCTCGCCTCGCGCCAGGTCATCCAGGCCATGCAGCAGCGCCTCATCGACGCGGCCACAAGCGCCGGCGTGCGTGTCTACATCGGCCGCGCGTGGCCGGTGGACGTGACGCCGGCGATCAAGCTCTTCGCCGTCGACGAAGACCTGGCCGCCGACGACTCCGACGACATCACATGGCCGCGCGAGCGCACGCATGCGCTGGCCGTCGACGTGCAGTGCCTGGTGTCCGACGCCGACGCGGCGGACGAGCAGGCCGACACGCTCGTCGAGCAGGTGCTGCTGGCCCTCGAAGGCACCGAGGACGCAGCCACCCTCTACCCGCTGAACGGCGTGCGCATCGCCGCGCAGCGCATCTCACCCATCCCGCAGGCCGAGAACGCGGCCGCGGCGGTCAACAAGGTCGTGAGCTTCGCGGCGACGTTCGCCACGTCGTCCGATGACCCGTCCACCCTGATCTGACACCACACGGAGCAGCACCATGACTCTGCGCTACTGGACCAACCAGCAGGTGAACATGCAGTCGGCCCTGGGCTCGGCGCAGACCATCACCGGCATCACGAAGGCGTCGCCCGGCGTCGTCACCACCTCGGGCACGCTGCCCACGAACGGCCAGTACGTGCTGCTGAGCGTCAGCGGCATGACCGAGGTCAACCAGCGGGTGTTCAAGGTGGCCGGCGCGTCCGGCTCCACCTTCAACATCGGCGTCGACACCACGCTGTTCGGCACCTTCTCGTCGGGCTCGTTCCAGGTCATCACCTTCGGCAACAGCTTCAACAGCCTGCGCGACCCGTCCTCGAGCGGCGGCGATCCGGTGTTCGAGGACACGACCACCATCCACGACAGCCAGGACACCCAGGCCATCGTGTCGAGCTCGCCGCAGAGCTACGCCTTCACGGCTGACTTCGACCCGACCAACGCCGCGCTGATCGCCGCCAACACGGCCTTCAACGCGCGCAGCCCGCGGTGCTTCCAGATCAAGGATCCCGACGGCTCCGAGTTCCTCTTCAACGCCTACGTGACGTGCACCTTCGCGCCGAACGTCTCCGGCAAGAAGAAGGTCGTGCCGATCTCGATGTCGCTGCTCGCTGCCGGCACGGCGTACTGATCATGGCGCTGCTGCAAGCCGCGCCCGAGGTGCACTGCCGCAAGGAAACCGTCGAGGTCCCCGAGCTCGGCGGCGACGTCGTCGTGCGCGGCCTCACGGCCTCCGAGCTGTTCGCCGTCGAGGTGTTCCGGCAGCAGGCCCTGCAGCGGGTCGTGCGCCAGCGCGCCGCGGCGCCGAAGGACGACGACGAGCCGGCCGAGCTGGACGCGCTCACTTTCGGCGAGCTCTGCACCTACGGCGCCCACGTGCCGGCCATGCTGGCCCGCACCGTGACCATCGCGCACGGCCTGGCGCTGTTCTCCGAGGAGCAGTGGGAATCGGCCGAGCAGCAGTGGCCCGGCATCTCTGCCCGCCTGGCGGCCGTGGTCGAGCGGCTGTCCGGCATGAACAAGGAGGACGCCCAAAAAAACTAGCCACGCGGCCTGACCGCCGCTTCCAGCTCTGGCTGAGCGTCCGCATGGGATGCGCGCCGCGCGAGCTGGGAGAGCGGCTCACGGCCGAGGAGTACATCGAGATGTACTGCATGTGGCAGCAGGGCGAGCTCTGACATGACGAACAAGGCCAAGTTCACCATCAGCGCGGAGGACCGCTTCAGCGGCGCCTTCTCCAAGCTCAAGCGCGACATCTCGGCGAGCAAGGGCGAGCTGGAGGGTCTGGCTGGGGTTGCCAGCACGGTCAATGCCGCGCTCGGGCGCATCGCGTTCGGCAGCGTTGTCGGTGCCGCCGGGTTTGCCGCCGGCGTGGTGCAGATCGCCCGCAGCCTCGACGACCTGAACGACGTCTCCGCCGCCACCGGCGCCACGGTGGAGCGGCTCTCGGCGCTGGACCGCGTGGCCCGCGAGAACGGCGGCAACCTCGACACAGTCAGCACCTCGCTGCTGCGCCTCAACACCGTGCTGCGCGAGGCCAAGCCCGACAGCCCGGGGGCGCGCGCGCTCGAGGCGATCGGTCTGTCGGCCAAGCAGCTGCGCAAGCTGGATCCGGCCGACGCGCTCAAGAAGGTCGCCGATGCTCTGGCGCAGTACGCGGACGACGGCAACAAGGCCCGCATCCTGCAGGAGCTGCTCGGCAAGAGCACCAAGGAGACGGCCGGCTTCCTGAAAGACCTGGCCGAGTCCGGCCAGCTCAACGCCCGCGTCACCACCGAGCAGGCCCAGGCTGCCGAGAAGTTCGTCAAGAACCTGAACGAGCTCAAGGCCAACGCCGAGGACGCCGGCCGCTCGCTGGCCAACGTGCTGATCCCCAGCGTCAACGATCTTGTGCGGCGCATGACGATCGCGCGCGAGGTCTTCGGCAGCCTGGGATCGGCGCTGCTGGCCGGCACGGGCGTGGAAGACGCGGCCCAGGGCCTGGACCTGGTCACCAAGAAGCTGGCCGACCTGCGCAAGGAGCAGAAGCAGCTGGCCGACTCGTCGGCGTCGGGGAACAAGGGCGGCTTCATGTCGTTCCTGTTCGGCTCGCGCTCCGACGAACAGATCGCCGCCGAGATCGCCAAGGCCGAAAAGCTGCAGGGCTTCTACGAGCGCGTGCTGGGTGCGCAGAAGCAGTTCGCCGGCGGCGGCCGCGGGTTCGTCAACCCCGACGCCGCGGTGCTGCAGCCGCGGCTGCCGGACATCGGTGGCAAGGACAACACCAAGGACCGCACCTCGGAGGCTGAGCGCTTCCTGGAGTCTCTGCAGCGGCGCATCCAGGCCGAGCAGAAACTGACCAACGAGGAGCAGGCCCGCCTGGCCATCGAGCGCGGCCTGGACGGCCTGACGCCGGCGGTGCAGGCGAAGATCATCGCCGCGGCACGCTTCGCCGATGCGCTGGACGATGTCAACAAGGCGCTCGAGCAACAGAAGAACTTCGAGGACCTGCTGGCCAAGAAGCGCCAGGAGGACATCACCAGCGTGCAGCGGCTGCTGGAGGCCACGCCGACCGGTCAGCGCCAGAAGCTCGTGATCCAAGGCGAGCTGGTGCTCGACTTCGCTCGGCGCAATGCCGGTGACGATCAGATCCAGAAGCAGGCCAAGGAGGCCCTGGAGAAGCTCAACGCCGAGATGCGCAAGATCGGCGAGGCCGCCGAAGCGCCGCAGTCGCAGTTCGAGAAGCTGGCCGACACCATTCAGAAGACGATGGAGCGCAGCACCGACGCCGTGCTCGACTTCGTCGTCGAGGGCAAGGGCGGCATGGGCTCGCTGGTGCGCGCCTTCGGCCGCGACATCCTGCGCCAACAGATCGAGGCGCCGATCCGTGACACCTTCAAGGGCGTCTCCGACGTGATCCGCAAGTCGCTCGAGGGCCTTGGCTCCGGCGACTTCCTCAGCGGCATCGCGGACTTCTTCAAGAAGCTCTTCGGCGGTGGCGGCGGCGGCATCCTCGGCGCCATCGGTGGCCTGTTCGGCGGTGGCGGCCTGGAGTCGGGCGGCTTCACCGGCCGCGCGTCTGGCGGCGGCGTCAAGGCTGGCCAGCTCGTGCGCTGGCAGGAGAACGGCCGCGAGTGGTTCGTGCCCAGCACCGACGGCACCGTCGTCAAGGGCGCCGCGTCCGGCGGCAACTACACCTTCGCGCCGGTCGTCAACGTCAACGGCGACGTTGGCCCGCAGACCGTGGCGCTGGTGCAGGCCATGCTGGCAAAACAGCAGTCGCAGTGGATGCGCAGCATGCGCACCGGCGGCGCGATGTCGGCGGCCTGAGCCATGGCGATCCTCGACTTCCCATCGACTGCAGGCCCTGGCGGCGACGCGTTCGGGGTGCAGGCGATCGAGTTCGCCCCCACCACGCCCAAGTCGGCCTGGCAGTCGTTCTTCACCGGCCAGGTGCAGAGCATCAGCCACCTGGGCGACCGCTTCCGCGCCGTGGTGCGCTTCCGGCCGTGCAACGCCGCCGCCGGCGCGCTGCGCGAGGCGTTCTTCGTCGGCATGGCCAGCACCGGCGACTGGGTGCGGCTCTCGCACTGGCGCACCACGCCGTCCGGCACGTTGCGCGGCACGCCCACCATGGCCGCCAGCGCGGCCGCGGGCGCCCGCACGATCAGCGTGCAGGGCGTGCCTGGCGACACGCTGGTCGGCGGCGACATCCTGGGCATCAGCGGCCAGCTCTGCATGGTAGGCAGCGCCGGCTCGGTGGCCAACGGCTCGGGCGTGCTGTCTGTGCCGCTGGCGGTGCCGGTGCGCAAGGCCATCAGCAGCGGCACCTCGGTCACCTGGAACGCGCCCACGGGCAACTTCCAGCTCGCGGCCGATGCGCTGTCCTACGTCATCGGCCGCCGCGGCTGGCACGCGGCGCTCGAGGTGCCCTTCGTCGAGGCGTACTGATGCGCACCCTCAACGCCTCCGCGCTGTCGCTGCTGGCCAGCATCCAGGCCGGCAACCAGGTTCCGCTGGTGCAGCTGGTCGAGATGCAGTTCGCAACGACGCTCTACCTCACCACGGCCGGCAGCTCCATCTCATGGGGCGGGCAGACCTGGGTGCCGCTGGCGCTCGGGCAGATGGACGCGATCGAGGACACCACCGGCGAGGTGCAGTCCCTGCAGTTCAGCCTGCCGGGCGTCAGCGCCGAGCAGCTCGCGCTGGCGCTCACCGAGGACGTCGAGGGCAAGGTCGTGAAGGTCTACGACGCGCTACTCGACCCGTCGACGGGCGTGGTGGCCGATGCCGTGCTCGCCTGGACCGGCACGCTGAACGTGCCCGCCATCGAGGACGGCCCCACCGCCACCGTCACCGTGACCGCTGAGCACCGCGGCATGTCGGCGCTGCGGCCCAAGCCCAGCCGCTACACCAACGACGAGCAGCAGCGCCTGTTCCCGGGCGACACCTCGCTCAACATCGACCCGGCCAGCGACGCCGCGCCCGTCGCCTGGCCGGCCGCTTCCTTCTTCAAGCAGTGAGCAGCCCATGACCTACAGCACGGCCCACAAGACTGCGCGGATGACTACCACGCGCGACCGACTCAACGGCGGCGCGCTGCTGCTGCTGAACGCCGGCGGCTCGACGCTCTGCAGCATCACCCTAAACAGCCCCAGCGGCACGGTGTCGGCGGACATCCTGACCTTGTCCGGCTTCCCGAAGACCGCGGCGGCCAGCAGCCTGGGGGACGTGGCGTCGGCCAAGTTCGTCAACAGCTCGGCCGGCGACGAGAAGACCGGCCTCACGGTGGGCGTGCCGGCTTCCGCCGCGCCCGCCTGGTCGCCCAGCACGGCCTACACGGTCGGCCAGGTGCGCACCAACGGCTCGAACATCTACCGCTGCACCGGCGCCGGCACCTCGGCCGGCAGCGGCGGTCCGACGGGCACCGGCGCGTCGATCAGCGACGGCTCCGCGGTGTGGGCCTGGCTGTGCGTGGCCAACGCGCAGGTCCAGATCGACAACGGCTCCGGCACGCTGACGCTCGCGGCCGGCGCCTCCGTCACGGTCAGCGGCTCGCCCGCTCCGACCATCCAGCACGCAGCCTGAACAAGGAGCACCCGCATGCCCATCTACACCGTCACGCGCACGTCGGCTGCCCTGAGCACGACGAACGACCTGATCACCATCGTCGCTGGCGCCACCAAGCCGCTGCGCATCGTCGTGGTGGACATCAAGGGCCTGGGCACGAGCTCGGCCGCCAACGAGGTGCTGATGGCCCGCTCGAGCGGCGGTGTCACCCCGGGCGGCGGCATCACGCCTCGCGCCACGAACACCGGCGCGGCCAGCGCGGCCTTCTCGGCCTACACCACCTGGGGCACGCAGCCATCGCTGGGCAACGACCTGTGGCGCTTCGGCGTCAACGCCAACGGCGGCCAGGACAAGTTCGTGGCCGTGCCGGGCGGCGAGTTCTCGGTGCCGGTCACCGGGCAGGTCAGCATCCGCAGCGTCAGCGGCACGAGCAACGTGTCGCTCGATCTGATGATCGAAGAGATCGACGGCTGACAGCCCATGCACGGCCGGCCGCTCCGCGCATTCAGGCAAACGCGCCCGCCCGTGCGGCGCGCGAGCTTCAGTGCGCCGGCGCCGGCCGTCACGCTGCTGTCGCTGCTGGCCGCCGCGCCGGAGAACACCTGGGTCAAGGCCAACTCCAACCGCATCGAGGACGTGTTCCCCCCGAGCGGGTACATCGCCACCAGCGACGGCTCCACCGGCGGCTCGTCGCTGGCCAGCGCCGTCATCCGCTGCTGGTCGGGCTTCGCGTGGGACTCGCTCAACAGCCGCCTCGTGCTGTACGGCGGCGGGCACGCGAACTACGACGGCAACGAGGTGTACCTCTTCAACGGCAGCACGCGCCAGTGGCAGCTCGCGTACTACCCGACCGACGTGGCGCAAGTGACGCCGCCCAACGAGTTCAAGACGGTCGACGGCGACACGCACTCGCCGGTGTCGAGCCACACCTACGGCAACAACTGGTACTTGCCGGTCCTCAATCGCTTCCTCACCTTCGGGGGTGCCGCGGCGCACACCGGCGGCGCGCTGATGATCCGCGACAGCGGCGCAGTGCGGAAGGCCGGCTGCTTCACGCTCGACCTCAGCCAGGCCGGGCAGGGCAAGGTCGCCGGCGTCACCGGCTCGAACGTCAAGCACGGCCACAGCGTGAGCCTGGTGGGCGCCGACGCCTGGGCCGTGCGCGACTGGCTGCTCGACCACTCGATGGCCGGCACCCTCGACACCAGCAACGCGTGGACGCACGTTTCCACCGGCGCCGCCTACGTGCAGGAGGGCGGGAAGGACGTGCTCTACAAGCTGTCGTTCTTCAACCAGTACCTCTGGCGCATCGAGTTCAGCGCCAGCGGCTACCTGAGCGACGACATCAAGCAGGTGATGTCGCGCAACACCTCCGCGCCCGCGTGGGACTGCGCGCCCGCGTTCGACAGCGTCAACCGCGTGCTGGTGGCGATCGGCAGCGACACGGCCGGGCGCTTCCACGGTTGCAACGTCGCCGCCTACGCCGGCACGCCGGTGTCCGGCTTCATCGTGCCCGACACCGGCATCAACGCCAGCGCGGGCAAGACCGAGTGGCTGGGCGACTCGAACATCACCCGCTTCGGGATCTGCTTCGACACCGTCAACCAGCGCTTCATGCTGTGGACCGAGGGCGGCAAGACCTTCAGCCTGAAGCACGGCGGCGGTGCGCTCACCGGCAACTGGAACATCACCAAGATCAGCGACCACACCGGATCGAGCGGCGTCGATCGTCCCTATCTCCGCTCCGAGCTGGGCGGCACTGGGGCCTTCGGCAACGAAGACACGGGCACCCTCGGCAAGTGGCGGTGGGCGCCTGACCTCAACTGCGCCGTCGCGCTGCAGCACGCGCGCAACGGCGACGTGTGGCTCTACAAGCCGCAGAACTGGGTAGCACCATGAGCCTGAGTTTCAACGGCACGTCCAGCGTGCTCACCCTTTCCAGCGGCTCGCTCGCCGCGCTGTCGGCCACGCCGATCACGTTGGCCTGCTGGGTCAAGCCGCTGACGCAGAACCAGGGCGGCGTGCTCGCGCTGCACTCGGGCGGCGCCTCGAGCTGGTGGGGCCTGCAGGCCGACGACCAGTGGGGCAACGGCATGTGCGGCTTCGCCGGCGACGGTGCGGCCACCTGGAAGCAGAGCGGCCAGTCGCTCGACACCGCGGCGTGGCAGCTGCTGGTCTTCCGGTTCATCGACGCGAACAACCGCCGCTGCTACTACAAGACCACCACCGGCACGCTCTACACCGACAACTTCAACCTGACCTTCAGCCTCGACAACCTGCAGGTCGGCCGGCGTACCGGCAGCGCCGGCTGGTACTCCGGGCTGTTGGCGTACCCGGCGATCTGGACCGCCTCGCTCAGCGACGCCGACGTGACCTCGCTGGCCGGCGGTGCGCACCCGACCACCGTGCAAGGCTCCAGCCTCTTCGAGTACTGGCCGCTGCTCACGCAGGCCAGCACGCAGACCGGCAGCAAGGCCGGGATCGTGCTCACCGCATCGAACACCACAGAGGACGCGTCCAACCCGTCCGTCAGCGCCCCTTCGTCCGGCAACTCAGCGTCGAAGACGCTGCAGTTCGTCGGGTCCTGATCCATCACTGCAAGGAGAAGCCGCCATGGCCGACAACTTCACCGCAAACGCAGGCAGCGGCGGCGCGACTTTCGCCTCCGACGATGTCGCGTCCGTCCAGTACCCGCGCGTCAAGCCCTCGTGGGGCTCCGACGGCAGCGCCACCGACACCAGTGTCGCGGCGCCCATGCCGGTGCAGACCACGATCGACTCGGCGCAGATGAGCATCGCGGGAACCATCGTCGCGCCGAAGTTCGCCACCATCGCGGCCAGCTCGAGCGGCAACAACACGCTCGTCGCCGCCGTCACCTCGAAGAAGATCCGCGTCCTGTCGGCGGTGCTGGTCGGCAACGGTGCGGTCAACCCGAAGTTCCAGAGCGGGGCCAGCGGCACGGACCTCACGGGCCTGTTCTACATCGCCGCGGCGGGCGGTGGCGTGGTGCTGCCGTTCAACCCGGCCGGCCACTTCGAAACGGCCGTGAGCACGCTGCTGAATCTGAACCTCTCCGGCGCCGTCGCGGTCGGCGGCTGCCTGACCTACATCGAAGTGTGACGGCGTGGCGAGCACGCCGGCACCGCTGCCGCACCTCGGGCTGCTCGACGGCCTGAGCGGCATCGCCGTGTCCGCGCAGGCGGGCTCGCCGGCGCCGCTGCCCAGCATCGGCCTGCTGCTTGCCGGCGGGGCACCTCCGCCGCCGCCTCCGCCGCCGCCTCCATCGGGCCCGCCGGCGCTGCGCTTCGATGACGGCGTGCCGGCCGCCTGGTCGGCCAACCTCGGGTTCGCCTCCACCTACTTCTGGCAGCAGCTGGGCATCGCCGTCGCGCGGCGCGACGAGACCTCCGTCGTGCCGGCGCAGGGCGGCTACCCGGCGCCGCTGCCGCACCTGGGTCTGCTGCTCACCGGCACCGGCCTGGTCACCGCGCGCGTGGCCGTGGTCGAGAGCGGCACCGACGCTGTCTCGCTGACCATCGGCGTGGGCGACACCTCGGTGCACGTGTCGGTCGTCGAGGACGGCTCCGACGTGCTGCAGGCGCTCGTGTCGGTGGCCGCGCCAGGCGTACCGGTCACCGTGACGCTGGCCATCACCGAGGCCGGAAGCGACACCTTCTCCGCGCGCATCGCCGCAGGCCCTGCAGGCGCCGCGACGGGTGCGTTCCTCTTCAAGGTCCCGCCCGAATACCGGCTGTGGCCGGTGCAGTGAGGCCCCATGACCACGAACACCTCGTTCAAGCTGGACCCGAACGGGCGGCCCTACATCGAGAAGACGCCGGGCGAGCGGCTCATCTATGGGCTGGACCTGGAGGCGTGGCAGGACTCGGCCGGCGACACCGTGACCACCGCGACGGTGACATCGGGCGGCACGCTCATCGTCGGTGAAGGGTCGGGTCCGCTGTCGAGTGGTTCGGCATCCGTCGGCGCCGGCGTCGTCACCTCGTTCATCAGCGGCGGCACGGTCGGCGAGTTCGCGCCGGTCACCTTCGACTGGCAGACCGCCGGCGGGCAGACCGGCTCGCGCACCATCTGGCTGCGCATCGTGGCGGCGCGGCCGTGAACGTCTTCATACCCACCCGCCGGCTGCCCGATGCGGCCGACCGCCTGCAGTATCTGCTCCTCGCGCGGCATGACCAGCCGTTCGCCTGGGGGTGGCGAGACTGCGCGATGTTCGCCGCCGACGCGGTGCACGCCGTCACGGGCCGTGATCCCGCGGCGGACCTGCGGGGCAGCTACTTCAGTGCGCGCCAGGCGGTGCGAACCATCCGCCAGCACGGCGGCCTGCAGGGCCTGGCCGACGCGCGCCTCGGGCCGCGCATCGCGGCGCTGGACGCGGTCGACGGCGACGTCGCGCTGCTGCCCAAGGGCCCGACTTCCGAGGGCGGCTCGCTGGTGGTGGTGTTCCGGCATGCGCTGGTGGGTCAGGGCGAACGCGGTCTGGTCGTCGCGCGCAAGGCCGACGCGGTCGCCTTCTGGAGGGCTGCCTGATGGCCAAGGTCATCGGCCCGGCGCTGTTCATCGCCGCCAACATCGTGAGCGGCGGGTCGTTCGCGTGGGCGGCGCCGTGGCTCGTGGGTGCCGGCGTGGCTGTCAGCTACTACCAGCAGCGGAGCGCGGCGAAGAAGTCTGCCCGCGCAGCACGCGACGCCTACAACGCCGGCCTCACCGATCGCATGCAGATGGTCGACCTGCGCGCCGATGCGCCGCGCACGCTGGCGATGGGTCGCGTGCGGGCCGTCGAGGGCATCCGCCGGCGCTGGGTGAGTGGCACGAACAGCGAGAAGCTGACCCTGATCGTCAGCTTCGCCGGGCACGAGATCGACGCCTTCGAGACCTTCTGGTTCAACGACGTTCCATTGACGCTGGACGGCAGCGGCTACGTGCAAACCTCGCCCTACCTGAAGGGCGGCAAAGAGAGCTACCAGACGAGCGGCTCGCTGAACGCGTCGGGCACGGCCAGCGTCACCCTGGCCGGCGGCCCGCTGAGCGGCACATTGTCGGCCATCTGGAGTCAGGGCACCGGCGAGTCGACAGTGCAGGGCACGCTCACGGTCAGCGGTTCGGGTGTCAGCTACACACTGACCGGCGGCCCGCCAGGCGCGGCCTATTACGTGACCTACCAGGTCACCACCGGCACGCCGACGGCGCGCATCCGCACCTATCTCGGCACCGCGGCGCAGAACGTGGGCTCGGCGCTGGCCTCCGAGTACCCGGGCAAGATCACCAGCACCGACAAGTTCGCCGGCATCGCGCTGGCGGTGGTGGATCTGGACTACGACCCTGACGTCTTCCCCCAGGGCATCCCGAACATCACCGCCACCTTCCGCGGCGCCAAGGTGCTGGACCCGCGCACCGGCACCACGGCCTGGAGCGAAAACCCCGCGCTCCACGCCTACCACTACGCGCGCCTGGCCACCGGCTGGGGCGTGCCCGCGGGCGAGATCCGCACGCAGGACATCATCGACGCGGCCAACTTCTGCGAGACGTCGACCACCTTCACGCTGACCGGCGGCGCCTCCGGCAGCGTGACCCTGCCGCGCTACCGCTGCGGCATCGTGATCGCCAGCGACTCCGACCCGCGCGGCTCGATGGACGAGATCATGGAGACCATGGCCGGCCGCTGGGGGTGGGCGGGCGGCACGCTGCGCATCCGCTGCGGGCGCATGGCCTCGTCGGTCTTCACGATGGACGAGAGCTGGATCGCGCAGCGCGTCGACGCCAACGGGCAGCCCGAGCAGGCCTCGGTGGTGCGCATCACCAACGGCGTGCCGCGCGAGGCGAAGGTCAACCGCGTCACGGGCCGCTGCGTGGATCCCGACCAGCGTTACCAGGTGATGCCGTTCCCGGCGGTGCAAGACGCGGTGCTGATCGCGGCCGACGGCGCCGAGTACGCCACCGAGGTCGAATACCAGGGCGTCAACCACATCGCGCACGCCCAGCACCTGGCGAAGATCCGCATCAGGGAAGGCCAGGCGCCGCTGCGCGTGGACGCCAGCTGCAACCTGAGCGCCTACCGGCTCGAGCTGTTCGACGTCGGCGGCGTCACTCTGCCGCGGTACGGCTTCAGCGCGAAGACCTTCGAGGTGGCCTCCTACCGCTGGCACCCGACGATGGGCGTCCAGGTGGTGCTGCAGGAGATCACCTCCGACATCTACGACACCGCGCCGCTCACCGGCCGCGACCCGGCGCCCAACGGTGACCTGCCGCCGCCGTGGAGCGTGGCCGCCATCACCGGCGTCTCGGTGGCCAGCGGCACCGTCGCGCTGACCGACGGCTCGATCCTGACGCGCACGCACATCACCTGGACGGCGCCGATCAGCCAGGCCGTGCTGGTGGGCGGCCAGATCGAGGTGCAGTACATCGAGGCCAGCGCCACGCTGACCACCGACGACTGGTCGAGCTGGACGGAGCCGGGCAGCGCCGTGATGGCGGTGATCCCCGGCCTGCTCACCGGCCGCTACTACACCTTTCGCGTGCGCGCCATCAACAGCCTGGGTGTGCGCGGGCCGTGGTCGGCGCAGGTCTCGCACAAGATCAGTGACGCCCCGCCCAGCGGCGCGCAGCCGCTGCTGCGCCTGCGCTCGACCGCGCTGACCTTCACGTACGACGGCGCCGGCGCGGCGAGCCCCAGCAGCCAGACCATCACGCTCACGGCCGAGCTGACCAACCTCACCGGGACCGCGACCTTCACCGCCACCGGGTACAACAGCTCGGGCGTCTCGATCGGCGCCATCACGCTGGGCGGCAGCGGCAACGTGCGCACGATGACCGTGGCCGCCTTCGGCGCTGCGGCCTACGCCATCGTGTCCATCAGCCTGAGCGGCTTCGACGACGGCGTGACCATCGTGCGCGTGAGCAACGGCGCCGGCGGGGCCAACAGCGCCATCGTCCCGCTGTTCCAGCGCACGACGACCAGCACGCCGGTGCCGTCGACGCCGGGCTCGACGCTGACGTACACCTTCGCCACCGGCGCGCTGACGGGCACGCTCGGCGCCTGGAGCCAGACCGTGCCGGCCAGTGGCGGCGGCTTCCTGTGGACGACGCAGGCGCTGGCCACCGCCACGGGCGCCACCGACACCATCGCGCCGGCCGACTGGTCGACGGCGCGGCTACTCGCCACCGATGGGGTGGGCACGCCCGGCACCTCGGGCTCGAGCTCGGTGCGCGCCTACGCGCTCTACACCGGCAACCCGGTCGTCAGCGGCTCGCCGGTTGTCACCTCGGGCACCTCGCTGCCCTCGGCCGCCGCATGGAGCCCGAGCGCGGCCACCGCGTGGAGCTCGAACACGCAGACGCCGGCGACCAACCAGTCGATGTTCCAGACGGACGGCACCTACAACCCGGCCACGAACCAGACGACCTGGCAGGTGCCGTACCTGAGCAACTTCAAGGTCGGCAACCTGGCGGCCATCTCGGCCAACCTGGGCACGATCACCGCCGGCACGCTGGACATCGACGGCTACATCAAGGCCGTTGGCAACAGCTCGCTGTCCATCCCCGATTTCGGTGCTGGCTCGCCGGGCATCAGCCGCTCTGTCTGCGTGATCGGCAACACCAGCCTCGGCGCGGCCGTGGGGGTCTACGGCACCAGCTCGGCCAGCACAGCAGCGTCTGGCGGCGCTGGGGTGCGTGGCGACAACACCAACGCCGGCGGTGTCGGGGTGGTCGGCAATGCGATCTGGCGCGGCGTGGCGGGCTACGCCTCGGCCAGCGGTGGGGCGTCCATCTACGGGGTCACCAACTCGATCGCCGGCACGTATGCGGGGCACTTCGTGCACCAGGCCAGCGGCGTGGCGCTACGGGTCGAGGGGGCCGCGCAGCACGTGGGCACCTCGAGCTTCTCCGGTGCAGTGACCTTCGACTCCAGCAGCCCTGCCGCCCATGCGGCGCGCATCACCAGCACACACACCGCCACCGCGCCGCTCGTGCTGCCCTCCGTCTCTTCGTTCCCCGCTCCAGTGGTCGGCGGCATCGTCGCGCACTCGGCGTTCGGGCTCTGCGTCAGCGATGGCGCCAACTGGTACGGCGCGAGCGCGCTGACGTTGCGCGGATAGCGCAGAAAGGACCGCCATGACCATCACCAAGCGCATCGAGCTCGGCACGCTCCCGGGTTCGTTCCCGTGGGCCGAGCTGCGCAAGTTCCACGATGACATCAACGCCCGCGAGCCGGCCATGCAGGATCGCATCACCTGCCAGATCGTCGGCGGCAAGCTGTTCGCGTCCGTCACGCGTGAGCTGACGCCGGCCGAGGAGGTGCAGGCGCTGCGCGCCCAGCTCGACAACCTCGGCGAGCGCATCCGCGCCGTGCTGCCGCCGAACAACGCGGAGCCGCTGAGCACGAGCGACCGCATGGCGCTGATGAAGGCCATCTTCAGCATCGTCGGCGAGCCCGGGAAGCCGCGCACGGGCAGCGACATCGAGGGGACGCAGGGGCCCGCAGCGCCGCCGGCAACGCCGAACGTGCCCACGCCGCCGGCACCGCCGCCGACCGATGAGCAGCGGCGCCAACAATGGCAGACCATCACGCAGATGGGCGGGTGGAAGCTGCCGGACCAGGCCAGCGAGGCGCTGAAGTACGCGCGCCAGATGGGCATGGCTGACCTGGCCGCCGCCGA